ATTAAGAGCCGCAGGAGTAAATGAACTTACAAACTTTGCCCCAGAGCTTGACTGGGAATCATTGCGTGAGCAAATGAAACAATACGGCGTTCGTAATGCTACTGTAATGGCTGTGGCACCTGTAGAATCAAGTAGTGTAGTAATCAACTCAACTAACGGCATTGAGATGCCTATGAGCCTTATTACAGTTAAAGAGTCAAAAGCAGGATCGCTTATTCAGGTTGCTCCTGAATACAACAAGCTAAAATCAAAATATCAACTCATGTGGGATCAAAAAGATTGTATCGAATATCTCAAAACCGCGGCCGTCATTGCGGCATATACCGATCAAAGCCTGAGTTCAAATACTTTCTATAACCCTGCTCATTTTGCTGACAGAAAAGTTCCTACTACTTTGATTGCCAAGAACTTGATGTTGGCTCACAAGTTTGGCCTCAAAACGCTATACTACTCACTGATAAACAAGCAAGGTAGTAAAGGGCAAGATGATGAGGAAGCAACTGAATTAGAAGTGATCGACTTTGATGAATCTGAGGAGGACTGTCTAGCGTGTAAACTGTAGGCAATAGTATTTCAGTGATAAATAATATTATGAAATACATTGTTTATTGCCATACACTTAACTCTAAGAAGTATGTAGGCTACACTAAGAAGACTATATCAGAACGCTTAGAAGATCATATCAGCGAAGCGTTTGAAGGTTCGGATAGACATTTCTATCGTGCTATTCGTAAATATGGTGTAGAGAACATAGTATCTGAACAGTTGTGCGAAACTACTACTAAACAAGCGGCTAAGAGTAAAGAGCGTTATTATGTTAAAAAGTTCGATACATTTAAGAATGGCTACAATATGACGCACGGTGGAGACGGTGGTAATACTACTGAAAAGTATTCGGATGAGGAAATGAAAGATTTAAGTAATCGTAGGTCTATGCTACAGTCGGGTATGAAGAATAGTCGTGCTAAACCCGATATCACTAAAGAGATGATAGTAAATGCTGTAGTAGAATATGTAGTAGAAAATAACAAGGCCGGTGAATACATTCTGCGCAAAGAAATAGATGACACGTTGAAGCAAGAGTTAAATGTTAGTCCTATGATTATGAAACAGAGATTTACTAATGGTAGAGCAGAACTATTAGCAGAAGTAAATGCTAAACTGAGTAAGGCGGGATTAGCAGAAGTGAAGTATGACCCTTACTACAGAAGCGAAGAACAGCGTAAACAACTATCCTCGGCAACATCGAGTCATAGATGGGCAACAGACGGTGTTAAGAATGTTAAACTTAATGCTGAAGATTTAGAAAAGTTCTTAAAAGAGAACAAGACATACAAACAAGGTAGAACACTTTAGGAACGGTTGGGTTCCTATAGAAGATTTAGAATGGAAAGAACTAAAGGAAGAAAAATGAAATTCAAATATATTGTAGCAACAGCATTATTAGTATTAGCAGGTACAGCAGTAGCTCATAACTTAGCTATTTGCGAAGGCGAATTTGCTTTTTGTGGCGCCAGTGCCGCAACGCCAACAGGCAAGACTATGACAGTTAACGGCGCAACATATCAACAAGGTGTAGCAGTATGTCCTGTACTTACAGGCAAAAGTATTGCTGATTTAGAATTAATGAATGGCTCCTGTAAGCCACCTAAAGGTAAAGCAACGGTATGGAGTTTATTTGCTTACAAGTCTGAATACCCACAAGCACCGAGTTGGGAAGTATTACCAGCACAACCAAGAACATTCGTTACAACAGAAGGCACAGGCGGCATGAGCAATATGTGGTCATTCCCTTGTGTAAGGGAACCACAAAAAGTTAACGGTGTTACATTAGCTAAATGCTATGGTCCATTAAACGAATCACCATGGACAGGTACAGCAGTTCCTGTTGGTACTAAAGTAGTTACTGACGCTCCTGTAGGCGCAACTTATTCTGTGGGCGGTAATTTACATGAGTAAAGCACAATACAATCTAGCAACAAAAACAGACTACTTGCATCGCAAGATGTTTCTTGACCCAGCAGGTCCTGTGACAATCCAACGCTTTGAAGAAGTTAAGTATTCAAAACTAACAAAGTTTGAACAGGAAGCTCGTGGTTTCTTTTGGGTGCCAGAAGAGATCAGTTTGACCAAAGATGCGAACGACTTTAAAGAAGCCAGCGACACAGTTCGTCACATCTTCACAAGTAATTTACTAAGACAGACAGCGTTAGATAGTTTACAAGGTCGCGGTCCAAGTCAAATCTTTACACCTGTGTGTAGTATTCCTGAGTTAGAAGCACTGATGTATGCTTGGACATTTTTCGAAACCAACATTCATAGTCGTAGTTACAGTCACATTATTCGTAATATTTACAACGTGCCCAAGGATGCGTTTAACACAATCCACGATACTAAAGAAATTGTAGATATGGCAAGCTCAGTAGGCAACTACTACGATGCGCTACACATTATTAACTGTCGCAAAGAACTTAGCGAGGCTGTTACAGAAAAAGAACACATTCGGGCTATCTGGTTAGCACTACACGCCTCATACGCACTGGAAGCATTCCGCTTTATGGTAAGTTTTGCTACAAGTTTGGCCATGGTTGAAAATCGTATCTTCATCGGCAACGGCAATATTATTAGTTTAATTCTTCAGGACGAGATCCTGCACAAAGATTGGACAGCTTGGATTATTAATCAAGTGGTCAAAGAAGATCCACGTTTTGCTGAAGCTAAAGCCGAGTGCGAAGCCGAAGTATATGCCATGTATCAGGATGTTATCCGTGAGGAGAAGCAATGGGCTGACTACCTGTTCCAAAAAGGACCTGTAATTGGACTGAATGCCAATATTCTCAAAGACTTTGTGGACTACACAGCAGTGGGCGCACTCAAAGAAGTAGGAATCAAGTATCAAACTCCTGCTCCCAAGACAACACCTATTCCATGGTTTAATAAGCATGTGAATACTAGTAACAAACAGACAGCACTACAAGAATCAGAATCAACCAACTATGTTATTGGCGTAATGAGTGATACACTTGATTATGAACAACTACCTAGTTTATAATAATAACAAGGAGACTATTATGAAAGCAATTGTATGGAGTAAGAACGCCTGCCCTTTTTGTGATCAGGCAAAGAATTTGCTCAAGTCACAAGGTATTGAATTTGAAGAGCGCAATGTTCAAACCAACTGGACTAAAGAGCAGTTGTTAGAAGCAGTACCTAACGCAAGAACTTTACCACAGATATTTTTAAATAATAACTACATTGGCGGATTTACAGAATTACGAAAACACTTACAAGGATAATATGAAGATAGAATTAGATCAGGTTTATACACTTAAAATTGCCAATGGCGATGAAATCGTAGCAAAAATTACCGCAGAAGACGACACAACCTATACTGTAGTCAAGCCATTAACGGTAGTTCCGGGACCTCAAGGCATCAACATGATGAATAGCCTGTTCACTGCCAATCCTGACAAAAATGTGACTATAAATAAACAACAAGTGTCAATTATTGCAGCTAGTCGTGAAGAAGTATGCGATAGTTACTTAGAGGCCACAACCGGACTAAAACCAGTTCGCAAGCCTTCAATTATAATGGGATAATATGCCAGGATCAGTACAACGAGTAGGGGATGCTAATGCAGCCGGTGGGATTATACTCACCGGCGATCCCACTGTATTGGTCAATGGACGCCCAATTGCAACTATTGGTGCCAAAGTTGGTCCCCATCCTCCTTGCCCTATACCTGGTACTCATTGTGCGGCATTAACTACAAGCAAGTCAGTTACTGTATTAGTTGGCGGAAAACCTGTATGCGTAACTGGTGATTTAGACACTTGTGGTCATCCTCGAGCATTGGGTAGTATTGATGTTATTATAGGTGGATAATTTGACAACAAGTGTACTAACCTCGTTACAATTAGATGCCGCTGCTGGATTACTACAAAATCAAGGGATAGGCGTTAATACAGAACTAACCACGGCTATTTTGGCTTATGAATCAACACCATTGATCACACCTTTGTTGGATACGCTTTTGGTAGCTGGTGCAGGAAATTTATTATCTAATGTTACTACTTTAGCAGTTGAAACTGTGGCTGCTAATTCTTGTCCAGCATTAAGTGATAGCGTACCGACATCCTACAACAGTCTTGGTACGCAAATGACCACTGTGGTCATTAATGAAGCCAACAAAGATATTTGTGGGAATAATGTAAGCAAATTAGCGCAGGCTGTGAATCAAGCTGTTGGGTATACAAGTCAAACAAGTATTTTTATTAATAGTGCTGTAAATAGTCAAACTTATCTTGGAAATACTTTTACCTCGATTAACAATATGATCACCGGTGGAGTTACTACTATTAATTTAGCTACTACCACTTTTGGTCAAGACTTAATTAATCTTGGTCAGTTAATTAATTTAAATAATTTAAACAATTTAGGAAGTCCACTAGCATTGACACAACAAATATATTCAATTACTGGTACTATTCCGGTAGTTTCTATATATTTTATTGCTGCTGGTGTGCCTAGTACCGTAGTATTAAATTTAACTAATCCATCTGTATCAGTAGCAGACAATATACAGGCACTAATGTATCAAGCCATGACGCAAATAACCGGAGACAATCTTAATCAAATTTTAACTGTAATGGGCGTTAAAACTGCTGGCATAACAACTATGGCAGATTTATTAAATCCTGTTAAACTATTTCCTAACAGTTATCAAAGTCTCGCCACGCCAACCAAATATGGCCCTAGAGCAATTTACACTAACAGTTCAGGATCGGTTAACACAGAATTAAAAACTTTGTTACCACCTTATGCTATGAGTAGTTTAGTATGATTGCTTACGATAGACTAAGTCAGATTATACCACCAGATTGGGCATTGGCTAATAAGGCCTTGGCTACTAGTCTGCAACAACTGGCTGGCATTACAAATATGACTTTACCTGTGCTGGCCAATGCCGTGGCAAATTTACAAACAACTAACAATCTTCCTTTAATATCGGCGTTGACAGAAGCTGTGCCGTCGGTGGTGTCTAATTATTTGTCTAATATTGCAGGAACTAATGGACAAAGTATAGCAGTTTGCGATGTACTAGGCGTTGCCGCTGGGTATCAAGTTACTGATAATTTTATTAATACTGTTGGTAATTTGGCTAATAGTAATGTTAGTTATCTTACTACAATCTATCAAACTATGAATAGCGTTGTAGGCAATGTCTACGGTGATCCAATCATAGGACCAATAACTATTCCGTCGGGGTATCCAGCGGCCGGTACTTACTATGCTGATTCTGGAAATTCTGTTACAGCGGCTGATACAGCCTTCACTGGAGTTGGCGGCGATTTCTCACCAACCGGCCCAGGACTAATTCCTGTCGCTACAATCGAAATTGGTAATATTGTCAGCGCCAATCCTAGTCAAACTGCCAATTTGAATTCTTCTTTTAATTTAATAGCTAACCAGGTAATTAACGAGCAAACTTTACAAGCCAAGGCACAAATTGATTTTGCTAATCTTGTGCCTAACAATCAGTCTTTGATTTACAGTCTAATCTATGAATTACCAACTTACGGACAACAAACCGAGCAAGGCGGCCAAGCCCAATTTTGGGAAGGAGTAGCCAATCTATCTACATTTACTGGTCAGGCTATAGTTGCGGTATTGAGAGAAGGAAACAATCAACAATATTTAAATGGTGCAGGAATACAAACTAATGGTCCGGTGCCTGCAGAGCCAAATCCGCCTATTCCGCAGGCCAATCTTATCCCCTCCACTTATACAGCCGCCCAGGCCGCTAATTTAGTCATAAAATAATCGTTGTAAAAATACCACACCCAAACGGTTGACCCAAAATGCCCCATTTGCTATAATGTATGTATAGTGAAAATAAAGGAGCAACAAATGGGTTTCGAATCAATC